ACAATCCATATACAATCTTGGGGCAATAACTCTGGTCTATTTCTCATATCTATAAATTTGTGCATTCGTTGTATATTCCTCCCATTACTAATATATTCCATATTTGATTTTCTTAATCAAATGGCTAAAGAAAGAGGAATGTCACATAGTTGGGAAGATTTTCCAAAACGTAAAGATGAATTAGGGTTTAACCTTTGCCGCTTCTGCGGCAAAGCTCTAACCGGTCGCCGGACCTCATGGTGCAGCAAACAATGCACCATCGAAGTCCTCCTCCTCTGCGACTGGTCATTCATCCGCAACAAAGTAAAGCGCCGGGACAAGTACCGCTGTGTCCTCTGTCATCGCAATAAGCATGAGGCGGGTTCGCTGGAAGTTGACCATATCGTGGAGTTGCAAGACGGTGGGCAGACAGTGATGGAGAACTTACGAACAATGTGTTTAGAGTCTCATAAAGTTAAGACCAAACTCATGAAAACGGCAAGGTTTGAAAGACGGGTGGTTCTTTCACAAAAGGAATTATCCACCCTTCCATGCATTTCAAAAAAATGGGCAGGGCTTCCGGTCTTAAGCATTTGAAAAACCCAATCATACCACCCCTCAAACGATTACACTTATTACATGAAATAACTAGATTTTCTGGACTATTATCCTCTTTAATTTCATTTAAGTGGTCACCCACAATATCCTTCCATTCAAGAGTATTTCCACACCAAAAACAGGGGTGAACGCCGGGACCATACCTATCGTATAAAACTTTTCTGTGTTCTAAAACGTATCCCGCACTAATCGCTAAAGGATGCTGAGGGAGGATTAGTCTTACATACCCATCTTTCTTGACGGCACGAAACTTAACTCCTTGTCTAACCACACTGCCCGTTCTTCTTTGTTGATAATAACAAGCCTCACATAGACCGTAGGTGGGGCGGTCAACCAGCTTACCACAATTTGGTGTATTACAAACTAACGCTCTTTTAATTTTTCTTCTGGATTTTAAGGTAGACTTTTCATACTCGGTTCTACACTTAACAGAGCAATATTTGCGGTCTGTACCCCTACCAACTTGGTAAGAAAACTCTCTTCCACAAATACAGGTACGAAATCTCTCCGTTAGTTTATCCATATAAAGGGGAGCGAAAGTTGTTGTTTTTATGACAATGAGTTCTTATTGTGGCAAAACCAGAGAAGAATACCACCAATAGAGATTACGCCAAAAGCGAAATATGCGACAACTCCCCAATCAATGTGCATCCCCTTTTTCCTTCTTGATGCGCTTCATTACCTTCCGGCTGAGGGCATTCAGCCACTTGCAGTCGGCGCACGGGCGAGAGCACTTCCCTTCTCGAACCATGTTCTTTTTGAGCCGATAGTTTCCGTAATGTTTGAACGTCAAATTGGCAAGCTCGATAAGAGCTTCATCGAAAGTGGGACCGCCGCAGTCAAGCTCCACGTCATGGAAGGGCATCAGGGCGGTACTGGTATCCCACTCCGACATGTAACCCCACTCCAAGTGACCCAGTTCCAGCCAGCACTCAGGGTTGACATTCTTGGTTCTGTCATCGTTGACTTCACCCTTGTCGTCCACGAGCGTGTAGAAGATGCTAAGGTTTTCCTCAATAGCACGATGGAACTCGTGCCGCCATTCCCGCCAGTGCTGACCACCCCTGTCTTTGGTAACGATGAATCCCTTCCGCTTGGACCGGGCGGCATCCACAGGAGACTCCGGGGTTCTCACCCGACAGTTAAGTTTAGGATGGTAGTAGAGAAACCACCAAGCCCCAAAACCATCTGTTATCTTACGTTTTTCTTGCAATTTTCCCCGTGCCATTTATAATAGAACCTCTCTACTACGGTTTTACCGCAGTGGGGACATTGAAACCGAGTAACCGTACTCCAATAATTTTGTTGAGCGACTTTACTGTGTTTTTTACTTTCCTCGTTTCTTTTTTCACCCCGTAACCGAAACTTCCACGCTTCTCTTAAATGTTCTCGATGAGTCTCTGATTTCGTTTTTCCTTTAAGTCCTAGACTGATTTTCTTTTTAACTTCAGTGGTCATGCTAGCTTTCTTGGCTTTAGACATCATAGTGCGATATATTTCACTTGCTGACCGAATAACCGCAGACCTTTTCATTTTAATTAAAGTACTTTTTGAAAATTTCCTTCCTTTTAATGTCGCCGAAATTTTAGCTCGTGTAACGGCGGACTGGTTTTTAGAGATTATTGACCGAACTTTTCTTTGTTTTTCATTTAGAGTGTATCCGGCGGTGCCTTCTCCACCATCTGTGTGATTATGGAGAATTCCGGTACCCAAATCTTTTCTACCGTATTTAGCCACCAAGCTTTTTTCCAAATTAAAGGCAGTTGGTTCATCAAGATTATCTTTAACTATTTGAATTCGTGTTAAATCACGAGGGTGAAACCTCCGACTGGCGTTAAACGCCCGTTTGCCATGGCCCTTACCAACATAATAAGGGGTACCATCCTTTCGTAGAAATACGTACACATAAAAATTATTTAACATTCATAACTCCCCACATAGGGAAATCATATTGGTTCTTTTATAAACACCCATTTAATTATCGGACCTATGAAGCAAAGAAAATATTACGTTTTGGCTTATTTATAATACTGAGTTTTATGGGAAATTTAGTACTCTTCTTCCGGCTCTTCTTCGAGGGGATTTTGCATTTGCTCCATGAACTGCCCCATTTGTTCAAGCATCTTTATCTTACGAGGGTCTTCCCTCCCGTCGCCGATGTAGGAGAACAGGCCCGTGGAAGGAACCGGAGTCAGCTTAAACCCGATAGCCCGCAGAGCCAGCCCGTACATCTTGGTCTTGACGGCGCTATGGGAAGCAACCACCAGCATGTGGTATTGGGCGAGCCAGCGGGTGATGGATTCCTTGAACGCCTTGCGGTCGAAGCTACCCCAGACCTTGGGGACGATGTGTTCCAACTGCTCTTCGCTGGTGAAGTCCTGTCCCCGGCGCTGGAGACCAATCTGATGAAATCCAAAGCGGGAGTCTACGGTGAGAAAGAGTTCGTAGTCCCCCACCTGTACCTCATCCAAGACACGGTCCCCCGTTACCTTAAAGCGCTTCTGCGCTTCGGGAGTCAAGGGCATCGCCTGCTTGGGGCGGAGCAACGGATTCATGGGGCCTCAATAGAGGCTTTCATAGCTACCTTGGTGGAGTTAGAGCAACCTCAACCGAAGTCATGGTGCTCCTGAACTCTTTCCGTATCAACGTCTTAAGGGCCTCTCTTTGAGTCCTGTCGGAAGAAGAAGCGTCAAGGATAGTCAGCACCCTGCCTTCCAATGACCGGAAGTAACCGAGGTTTGCACTCTTGTCCAAACCGGAAACACGGGAAGGCACAATATCAACGGCTAGATGCGGGAATCGTTTGAATTCCGAAACCTCCACCTCGGTTTTGATGGCCTCTGCCTTGGCGTCTGCATTTGCCACGGCGCAATGCATCTTCTCTTCATCCGCTTCCATCAGGTTTTCGAGTGCCTGCACGGGGCGGCTGACCTTCTCCGGGGGTGGGGGTGTTTCCACCAGTGGTTCCCCATCCTTCCCCTCATGAAAAAGGGAAGCAACCAAGGTCTCTGCCGTCTTGGGGGTGAGCTTGGGAACGTCGGCACCATAATCAAAGAAATCGGCGGCACCGGCTTCGGTAAGCTCCTTCTCCAATCTTTCTATTTCGGCTCTGAGTTTGGTGGTTTTGGCTTTGACGGTCTCCGTTTGAATTCCCTCGGGAGACACACGGGTCTTACGAATCTTTCTTTTTGCGGACATATATCCCCCACTGTACTGCACTGAATTTGACTACACTAGGGGCATAATAGCCCCACAATAGAGGGTGTGATAGTTGTGGTTTTGATTATGCTAAGGCGTGAAACACGCCTCGGTCACCACTCCAGTTAGCGGGTTTGTATTTAATGCTGACCATGTGGGCATCATTGAAACCAGCGAACTTTAGCCAAGATTCAACGCATGGGGGATTTGGTCCCCAAAGGCATGTGGGGTCACCGTAAGGCTTGTTTTTATCATAGAAACTGCATATGGGTTCTTCCTTGAAAATCCAATCCAAATGGGTTTCCAAGATGAGCTTTCCCTTGCAGACAGAGTGAAGCTTCTGGAGGGCAAGAAGGGGGTTTTGAAAGTGGTGGAGCGCCCCGAGGCAAAGAACGAAGTCATACTTCCCAAGAAGGTCCGGGTCCAAGTCATGAACATCAAGTTTTATCCCCACCACCTTGGAATTTAACACTCGTGTGGCGAGGTCAAATCCCCGGCGTCCGGTGTCAAAGCACCACGTATCCACGGCAGTCACCGCAGAGGCCCCCCGGCGCTCGCACAAGAAGCTCCACCAGCCATCCCACGCACCTACATCCAGTACGCTCTTGCCGGTTAAGTCCTCGGGGAGATGCAAACGACGAAGCTTCTCCTCGCTGTCGGTGGTGCCGGGGGTGATGACCCCGTCGCCAAGGTCAATCCTGTGCCACCACTTAATTGCATCAATTTCGGCCTTAAGTTTTAGATTCATGTAAACCCATCTTTTTTATATAATGGCTTGCTGTAATCAAATAGTCAATGAATTCCATATAAGACATATTACTTTTACAACGATTACATATTTTGCAACAAGTCACCGTATTTCCCTCTGTATAACCGCAATCATTATTCATGCGGTCCAGACCGTTGTATATAAAAGCCCCATTGTTAGCTTTAGTTTTTGCACATCCAACAGGGGGTCTACCACAGTAATGACAAGGCTGACAAACAAGAGTATCGAATTGGGCATCGCTTAATGCCCACTCGTATCCACGTTTTTTTGCTTGGTTTTTATAGATTGAGAGAACCCGGTTTCTCATACTTTGACCGGCAGGGAGTTTATTCCCGGATGCTTTGCCTAATCTACACTTTCTTGCATTTTCTCTTTGAAGACACCCACAACTCTTTACAGCACCACTAATCAGGTGTCTTCCTAAAGTGGGTTTTTCTACACCACAATCACAACGAGCCAACCACTTTATTTTTTGGTACTTATCCCTGCCAAACAATTTAAGGATGGTTAATCTACCAAAACGCATTCCCGTCAAATCTTTGAACATCATTTGATGTACATCCCCAAATAAGCAAATGATAATCCATATTATGACCAGAGGTCTTTGACTAACTGAATAAGCTGGCTTACCCAACCGGGTTCTTCCACTTCCGGGACAGGCTCGGGAGCCGGGATGACCGGCTCCTCTGGTTCCTCATCGTAGAGATAGTTCTTCCACAGACGAAGACCTTTGTGGTTGTGCTCGTTGAGAGCTTCCTTACCATCAAGCCACGCCCGTGGGTCGTCCAGAAGGTGAAGGCCCACGTTGGCGATGTTCTCCGGGCTATCGGGGTTTGCCTTCCACTGCTTGGGTGCCCATCGCACAGCGTCAGAGACCACGGTAGGAACTCCCATGACCACACCATCCGCCGTCACGATATTGAACGACTCGGTGAATGACGGCTGAAACAGGAGGTCCATGGTTCTCACGAGTTCGGAGAACTTTTCCCACGGCATCCACCTGTGCTTGACTACATCAAATCCGGGGATAGCCTGAGACATCTGTTCAATCGTGTTAACAATGGCCTTGCCCTCAGACTCCCCTCCCTGATTGATATGGAAAGAGACGGGCACCTGCAAGCGGTTCTGAATGAGAAGACCGGCAGCAACCGCCGAGGGGATGTTCTTCTCCGGGCGGAGTGCGCCGAATGCACCAAGACGTAGAGGTTGAGATGAGAACCGTACCTTGCCCTCGTGATGGCCCCGACTGGAATACAAGTCAGGCAGCAGGAAGGTATTGACCCCATAGGCTTCACTGAACCACTGGGTGAATGAACGAGAGTTCCCGGATACCGAAAGGTTGGGAAGGTCGTTCATCAAGTCGGCGTACTGGCGGAAGTTTCCTATTCCCCGGTAATCGCCATATAAAGCCGCCACGTTACAATGCGACTTTACGGTGAACTCCATGTCGGGGAAGTAGTTGACCAGTGCCTTCAAATCCAGCGGCGTAATCCACGGTGCCATGATGACACAGTGGGTCAATGGACCCTTGCCTTCTTTCGCTCGCTTGCCATTGTGAAAGAGAATGGACTGGAGAAGCTCAACGTTATCTTTAACGCCGATAACGTAAGTCCTGATTCCATGTTGGTTAAGTTCTTCCGCTGTCTTCTTTGCTGCTACGGCGAGACCCACCGAACTGTACCCTGTCCAAAAGGCAAAGTCCTTGTAGCATAGGGCAACTGCCACTTTTTTCCTGCACCCCTCACTCATTGTTTCCTCCCCGAAATTTTTGCTTTCACTATGAGGATGATAGTCGAACTTCCCTACGCAGTTGCGTCGGCGGAGGGGGTGGACTCCTCCACAGCGGGACCCGTAGGACCGGTCACAGCATCCGGGAAGGCGGTACCTTGAGGCACGACATCAGCCGGATTTTCATCGGCGGTGAACGTAGAAGGCCCCGCAGGCCCGCTAGGAGGCGCTCCCGGCGCAGGGGCGGGCGGTGGGGCGGGCTGAGCCTGCATCTTGGCGAGTTCGGCCTCTGTAATGGCATCGTAGGAGAAAACGTAGGACTCGGCTTTCTCAGCGTCGGTGATTCCTTCCGGCAGTTCCCACTTGATGTTGATTGCCATGCCCTTGAACTGTTCAAGTTCCACCTTGCTGAGTTCCACCCTGCCCCCGGCGTGCTTGAGGAGTGTGGCGGCAAGAGCGGATAGCCTCTTGGCGGAGCCTTGTGCTCCCTGATAGGCGGTCGCCAGTTTGCCAACGATTTCATCCGGGTTGTTGTAAATCTTCTGGAGTTCTTCTTCGAGTTGTCTGCAGTACTTTTGCAGGGAACTGAGGAACTGCTTTTTGACGGTGGACTTTTTCAATACAAAGGGCTTGGGCTGTAAGGATGATTTACTCACACTTCCTCCTGTTGGGATTTTTCTGTAAAGAAATCGAGACTACATCAGTTCTTTGGCCTTCATGAACCGGACGGCTTCGATTGCCTTCTTCACCATGATTTCGTAATCCTCGGGGCCGCAGTCGAACAGAGCGGAACCCCAAAGCTCGGCGAAAGCCGCCTCGGCGGTCCGATACTTGTAATTGGGGTTGGGGGTAACCAGCCGGGTCTGAGGATTGGTGATGAACTTGTCCTCGGTATTGACCGGTTTCCCGTCCGAGGGTGCACCCACTCCTTCGATTCTGGCATCAAACATGGGGTCCCAGTAAATCTCAATGTCGGGGGATTCCAAGCTCACGTAGATGCCGGGAGCGGTCTTCTTGTAGCTCGCCCCAGCCGCCTTGAAGTACCGACCAACCGCAATGCTATCAAATTTGCTCATACAACCTCCACTGTATAAATACCAAAAAATAACGGAAATAATCGGTCACATTGAGGTATACTGTAAGTGGAGGGAAAACATGATGCAGGGAATGATTACGGACCCCGAGGCTGCCCTAAAGTTCATGCTCAGTGGGAAGGTTGGTGAAAAAGAATATATCCCCACAGTTACTTTCAGAAGCCAAAAGACCGGCAACCATTTCACCTACAAAATCAAACCTTTGTCCAAGAAGGAAGGGATGCCTCCGGCATATTTCGTCAGTGTCTTGAGCGGACCCGACAACGAGAACGACTACACTTATGTCGGCATGATTTTTGACCGCCCAACCGAGGTCACCTTCAACCTCACTAAGGGTTCCAAGTTTAACTACAACAGCCCGTGCGTTATAGCAATAAGCTGGGTAATAGAGTACCTTGCCTGCGAGCAAGAACCTCCCATGACGGAGATATACCACGAAGGAAGGTGCGGAGTTTGTGGGAGAACACTTACGACCCCGGAGTCATGCTTAACCGGCATTGGCCCTATTTGTGCTGCAAAAATGTAAGGAATCGGTCTCTAATGCGCAAAACTTGCCTAACAAAACTATAAGTGAAGGAAACATATGGCACGACTCGTCCATTCATGGCAAGACCTATGCGCTTGCGGAAATCCTAAGAACCGCTACGCAGTAGAATGCCAGCAATGCCACTTGAAAAACCGCAGGGATACTTGCGTATGCGGTAAACCTAAATATAAAACTAAACCCTTGTGTCGGGACTGTAACCACAAACGAGACTTCTGCCCCTGTGGTCTTACAAAGGACAAGAGGGCACTGAGATGCACGGTGTGCAAGGGCAAAGAGCCATTAGAAAAAAGGTGCAACAGGTGTGGAAATCCTTTCCCAATTGAGGCATATAGTCTCAGACCTGATGGCAGGGGCGGACATAAACGACGTAGCCGCTGCAAGAAGTGCGAGTCAGACGAACAAAAGGAACGGCGTTCCAAGTTTCCGAAGAAAGCTAAGGACATAAAACAACGCTCGTTGGAAAGATGCAAGAAAGACCCTGTGCGCTCAGCCAAGGCACAGAAAGCCCAATGGCGGCGGCAATGGAGAAAATTAGGACTCGACCCCAAAGAGGTCTTCAAATGGATAGAAATTCATGGGTGGTTCTGTGCTATCTGCGGGGAAGCAGTGGGTCATCGGACACGGGCAGCGGACCACGACCACATCACAGGAAAATTTCGTGGTATTTTATGCTCAAGATGTAATCCCGGTCTCGGTATGTTCAAAGATAAACCTGAACTACTTAGGAAAGCGGCACAATACTTAGAAGATTCTATAAGGTAGGTATTATGGCAGGAAACACCGGTAAGATGACACGAGGAGCAATCGAGCGCCGGGGGCCAAGGATGTGCCTCAGTTATTTGGTGGGCGGAGAAGGGTATTTCATCTTCCGGGAAGGCCAACTGCCCCTTAAGAATAACTTCTACCGGCTTCGAGTGCTGGCAAGGTCCTACAGCAAGTCCTACCTCATGGGGATTGGGCGGGCGCAAAACATCATGCCCTAATCCTTGGCCTGCGTCAAATTCTTGTTTTCGGTCGGGTCACTATCATCCAACAACTGGTCCAAAGATTGTGCTGGTCCATCCGCAGCAAAAGCTACCCCGGATTCTTCTGCCGCCACACCAGCCAACTCCCGGTCTACCGCCGCCCCGGCTGCGGCAAGCTGCTCCTGATTCCGCTTGATGGTCTTAACGATGGGCGGGCGCTTCGGCCCGGCGAGGGCGGCAACCTTCTGTACGGCCTCACCATCAAAGTTCTCGGTCGGAGCCATGGGTACACCGGCAACAAGCCTCTGAGGCGCTGCTGGAGCCTTCTGCGCCTCCGCAACGGCCTCTTCCAGACGCTCCGCCATCATAAACTCCAACATGGAGCGCTGCGGGTCCTTGGCGTGCTTCTTACAGATGTCATAGACCTTGCTGGCTTCCACCACTTCCTCACCCTCCTTGTTGGGTAAGGGAGCGAATGGCTCCTTGCAAAGCCTGTCTTTGAAGTCGGCAATGACCCCGCAGCCACATGATAGCTTTACGCTAATCCTATGAATACTAAGGCTTTCTACTTTCATCTTAAACTCCCTTCATGAGTGCTTTGAAGCACAGTTCAGAGGCGTCGGTCAGCACCTTCTTGGCGATTTCAAGCTTATCCTCGTAGAGGATGCCGCTGGACATATCGTTGTAGAACTCCAATGAGAGGAGTGGTGCGTGGTCATCTTCCGGGTCACTGGCGATGAACTTCTTCTGATTGATAGTACTGTAAATCTCTAATTTCATAAGTGTTTCCCCAGTTCATAACCGGCTAATAGCGCCCCGGCAATCTCCGCACCCTTTTTGGTGCCCGCCCAAATTTTCTGCCATCTCGTCTTGACGGATACTGCCTTGTACTTCTTCACAGTGTCTTGGCACTGCCCGTTGGCGAGCTTAAGCTTGTCATCATCGGCCCGAAGAGCATTGAAATCCGTAGTCAGGCTGGCGTTGGTCTTGGTCAGACCGTCAATGGTCTGGTTCTTGGTTGTTATCTGTTGGTTAAGGTTGTCCACGTTACTTGCCAGCCGGTCCCGGTCCAGTTTCGTGGCGGTAAACTGCTGCACGATGGTGATGGGGAAGGTGAGCAACTGTTCTTTCGTCGCCGGGTCGGCGGATACGTTAAGTGTGAGCGGCAGCGGGGTGTTCTTGTAAGAATCCTTCAAGTCCCCGAATACTTCCTGTGCCGACTTGCCCGGCTGGAGAACGGCGGTAATGGACTGGTCAACCTTGGTGTTGAGGTCTTTTAGTTGCTGAATGAGGCCAGCTTCCTTGGCGTTGGCGGCGGCAATCTGTGTGGCCCATTGCGCCCGGTCAGCGGCATGTTCCGTCGCCTCCTTCTGATACTGGCTGTCGGCCTGCTTCCACGACTGCTCATACTGAACCATGAGCTTCTCAGAAGCCTCCGCCCGCTGCATGAGTTTGTCATATCCTTTAAGGCCGTAGTACGCTCCTACGCCGCCACAGGTGAGAACAAAAAACAGGATGAGAACGATGACATAGTTGAGCGTGATATGGTGGTTCACCATCTTATTCAAAATTTCCTGCGGCACAGTTACGGTGGGGGCGACCGGGGCCGGGGGCGACAATGGACCCGTATATCCCGTGTTGCCCATATATCCCGTGGTTCCCGTGGGTGCGATATTACTCATGATTCTACTCCTCTTTGCTGCTACCTAAAGGAATTGGTAGTGAGGGGTCCACCTTTGCCATCTGTTTAGCGGAAAACTTATAGGTATCTCCATACTTCTTCACCACTTCCCGGTAGTTTTTGAAGGCTGGATTTTCCTTTTTCACCCAGTGCTTCATGACGTTATCCTTCACTATTGTGTAAATAATGAAGTAGTTCTTAGGGGATTTGACTTCCCCTTTCTTGATGGCCTCCACAATTTTGGCAGCGATGGTGGAGGGAACGTGGATGCCATCCACGAGAATGAGTTTGCGCACAAGGGCTGTGACCGTCTTCTGCCGGGACTTCTTGAGCGGCTCGTGCTGGTCTTTCCGCTTGGCGGTGGGAACGAGGGGAGACTCTCCCAGCTTGGTGTCTTCCCGGATGAGGCTTAAAGCCTCCTTGATATCCTTCGCCCGGCTGGCGGCGGCAAACTTCCTGCGGACAGTGGAGTCCTTGATTTCCCCAATCTCTTTTTCGGTAGTTGCTTCCTTGAGCGCCTCAGCCTCTTCGGCGTCGAACTCAGCATAAAGTTCGGAGAGGGCCTTTTCTCCTTCCTTTTCGTCATCTTCCTTGAGGGTGGAAACAAGGGGACAATAGTAGTAAGTTCGTATGTCTTTGGGAACATAGGAGAGGTTGAGGAGGTTCCGAACAGGGGTCTCCAGCATGATACTCTTGGTCTTCAAGGTTATGCGAATGACCGCCCGCCCGGCTCCAATAGCTGTTACCGTCCCACAGAAATCTCGGGTCTCGCCGTTAAGAACCCGGACAAAGGACCCCACCTCTACCCCGGAGGAGTGTTCCCTGAACTGCTTCTCGGCAGGGGACATAAGCTTCTGAACTTCCGTGTCGGAGACTCTTATTACCTTATTTGGCCGGTTTGAATCTCCCTCAGTGACCAGAGACACCACACCCGTGATGGTCTTTAGCCGCAATAGCCCTTGGAAACTATCACTGCGGACAAAGAGGTACGCCGCCGCCGTGAGGTCAAAAACGTCAAGGTCCCGGTGACCTACCGGTATGAACAATTCCACAGCATCTTCTCGAAAAATCTGAGGTATTTGTTTGCCTATCCGGCGTAGGGTGGGTTCGATGGTCTTCTCGCTGCGAACTTCCAGCATACACCACTCCTTGCCTTTCAGCTTGGAGCAGTCTCTATATGTTAGTAACATGGTCCTCCACAGTATAATACTGATTGTTTAGCGCAAACGTCCTAGCTTATCCCGTTGTCTTCCCTGTGTGCTTTTACTGATTTTGGCACGTATCTCGGGAGAAAGCCGTCTCGCACTCGCTATTTTACTAAGTTTGGCTCTAGTCTCATCTGACACAACCCTCTGTCTGCACTTAGCACGGAATTCTTCCGACCGTTTTCTACCACGATTGGATGCGGATATTTTAGCAGTGCATTCGGGAGCCTGCTTTCTTCCTTTCGCTACTTTACTCATCTTGATTCTTTCCTCAATTGGAACTTCTCTGCCCGTTAATGCATTGCTCAATTTTTGTCTTGTTTCCTGAGACACCTCTCGGTTACACATACATTTCCGTATGCTGTCAATGCGGGACTGTTTAGTCTCTGGATTAGCCCAAGCAGCCTTATTACCTTCTCCAATCTTCTTACGAGTTTCATCTGAAAGGGGTCCGGTTCTTCCCTCCCCACCCCGGCATATATTGTACCCATACTCAGGGTCCTGCGACCGCAGGAACTTGATGAAATCCCGTTCAGTTTGGTCAAGCTCTTCTCGGTCAGTGATGTCGGCCCGGAGGGCGTGTATGGACCAAGAAGAGGGGTCTGAGTGTGCTCGCATAGACTGATAAAGGCGAGATTGGTTTGAGATACCTCTTTGGGCGTGGTGAAACTTCTGCTGAAGATATTTCTTTAGATTGTTCCCCTTATGCTGACCGACATAGTACTTACCGGTCTCGTGGTTAACAATGAGATAAATGAACATAACTTCTTCCCGATTAAGGATTAGGAAGTTGTTTTTTACAAAACTTCACCTTTCAGGATGGCTTGGCTGGAAGAGAAATTCTTGCTTGGAGCATTGGTCGGCGGCTTGACTGATTTGAGGATTCTCGCCGCCGCCATAAGCTCGTACACAAAAAGGGGGAGGGCATCAGCGGGAATGAACGGGGTCGCTAACCATTTGAGAAATATAGCGGAAGTCTCCTTAATGTTGGGGAGCGTCTCAGCAATACGAGCAAGCTCCGAGGCTGGCTCCGACCATGGGGACTTGGCATAAAGGGAAAAGGTAGTTTCAATGACCTTGGTTGGAAGCGCTACCCGTGCGCCATCGTCGGCAAGCTTGACGGCAGCGGCTTGGTCCCCATGGCTTATAGCCAGCAGGATGCTGTAGCATACGCTTTCTAGGGGATTATCCAGAACCTTGTCAACGTTCTCCCTGTTCACCTTGCCCAGTGCGGCGGCGAATCCCAGCCAACGGACCGCCTCCCTTATGATGCCTTTGGAGTGTTTGGCGATGTCCTTGATAGCATCAAGTTCATAGTCAATGCCGTTACGGGAGGCTATGCTCGCCATCAGGCCGGTAATCACGTCGTCTGTGGCACGATAGAAAGTCAGCGGCAAACAGCGGGACTGGATGGTCTTGGGGATGCGGTTGTCATCGGTGGTAACGAACATGAAGATACTGTCAGTGTCGGGGCGCTCCAGTGGCTTGAGGAAAACATCCCAAGCTTCCGAAGAAAGCCGATGGGCTTCATCAATCACAGCGACCCGGCGCTTCCCAGTGATGGGCGGCTGCGCCATGCAGTCCATTAAATTGCGGGCATCTTGCACGCCGGGGTGTTCAGCAGCATCCGTTTCAAAGAAGTCGGCGTCATGCTCAATTGTCTCTTGGTCGATGAAGCGACAGGAGGGGCACGTTCCACAACCCAGTGGGTCACTCCCGGCGCACATGAGCGCACGGGAAAGAAGGTAGGCCACAGAGGTTTTCCCAAGGCCCCATGGACCTTTGAGGATGAAACCACGAGGAAGAAACTTTCCCGTAGTCAGGAGACTCTTGAGTAAGGATACGACTCTGTCTTGTCCCACGACTTCGCTCCAAGCCGTGGGACGAAAGGAGATTAGATTCATAGCGTTACGTTACCTCTCCTATGCTTGTTTGGGAATAGAGGCAACGTGAGCCGCCTGCCTTTGCAGGACGGTGCTGAGCTTCTGGAATCCCTCCACGGCGATGTCAGTCATCTCGTCTTGATATTGACCGAGGTCCCGGACATCAACCCATAGAGCATCGGAGTTACCGGAAATCCTGCCCATGCGCTTGGCGAACACGAACACCACCAGCCGATGGACCTGTTGGTCCTGTCGAATTTCCTCGCACACAAACAGGGCGTGCTGAGGGTCAATGTCCACCCCGGACCACTCGATAGCAAGACGACGGGACGTTTCAAAGAACGACTCGAAGGACATGATTTGACCGATGGGAACGGTTATCCGGTCTTTGTCGATGCCTTCCTTGGCTTTGCCGAGAAGCACCAACCCGTGTTCATCCATGACGATTACAGCTACCTCTGCCTGTGGCAGGGAGATATATGTCTCCCCCTCATCAAAGTCTTTTTCGACTGCCATGACTGGCCTCCTTTGTATAATACTGCGTTATCTTGACGCCCGAGGGCAAGCCTTCGGGTGTTTCTTACACGCTGCGAGAATTTCCTCCACGAAGGGAACAAAGTGAACGTACAATCCCCATCCGTTGGAAGCATTGAATTTCTCAAACCGGGCAGGGCCAGCCTTCATCTCAGCTATCGCCTTAGTGAGCGGCTCAATAAGCCCCTCTGCCTTGGTGATACCAATCTCCTCGGGTCGCCAGAGGTGCTTATAAATACCCGCTTCCACTGCCATCCTGCCAAGATTGTGAGTGATATTGCTATCATACACAACCTCCCTTTCATCCAACTCAGGGAGAGTAGACCCGCACTCCGGGCAGTTCCGCAGCCGGTTTATCGGGTACTCAAGATAGAAATCAAGACTCATCCTTAATCTCCTCGCTGGAATCCGCTTCGGTGCCAATCACCGCCAGTCCATAATTTCCCGCACCGTCTAATGCCAAGGCGTTGATAATGCTGTCAACGATGGTGAGCGTGGCATCATGCATATCGGTTAGCCAGATAGCCCAGAAATCCTTGATTTGCAACCCGCCCTGCGCCTTGATGGCGAGCTTGACATGCTTCCTGAATTCTGGCATGTCGAACCCCCGGAGCAATGCCGCCCCGGCGTCGAAGTTGTTGACATTGGGGTTGATATCTACGCTCAAGATAGGCTTGTTGACAATCTTCTCCCCGCCACCCTTGACCTTCTTGGCAACCGGCTGCACGAGGGTAAGATTCGCCCCGGCAAGCTCGGGGTCATTGGTCATCTCCATCAGAGTGAACGCCACGGAAGGACTTGTTACCCCCACAGGGTCGCTGACCTTATGGATGCGCACCTGTGACGGGCATCCGAGGCAGGCGACAAACTCATTCTCCAAGGGTGTGAAAGCGAAGAAAGCGGAAACAATCTTTTCCATCTCTTTGTCTTCCAGCTTCTCTACTTCATCCGGGCGGAATTTGGCAAGCTCGTCCGCACGGGATTTCATCTCCGCTGAATAGCGAGTCCCGTTGTAGATTTTGTTCAAAAAGAAAGACGGCCATTCCGCCCCCCCGAACGACCAGCAGAGGGAGAACGTCTTTACACCTAAATCCTCAAGGATGTTCCGTAGAGCAAGGATAACATCTTTGGAAGTATTCTCAATAAACGCCTGCCCATGTGGGAAATCCAAGAGTACGGGAAATTGTTGTCGAGAAGTAACAATAGAAGAATTGACCTGTTCTTCAATAACCTCCTTTTCCTTTTTAGCGAGGAACTTAAAGGGTCTTCCCATATTTCGGTAAGAGAGTGCCTCCTTTTTTGACATCGGGTCTTGAAGGTCTTTACCCCCGTTTACTATTAGCCAAAACCCATAACATCCATTACTCAATGAGAAGTCTAAGGCGGGGGGAACTTCCTTTTCCTCATCAAGGCGGGGGCTAAAGAAGGGATTTATGCCTATGCTTTCAGTTTCGGTTCCCTTAGTTTCAGCCAAAACCGTAGCTTGTAGAAACTCCTGAATATTACCACCATTAAGGTTGTTTTGAAAAACTGTAGAATCTGATTCTATGCCGAAGATAGCCCAGTTAGAATGTCCAAACATTTTTCCTCCTCATATTTCTTAAGGTATTCAGCCAATCCTAAAATTCTTTCCTTGTTCTCGTGTAAAAACCCCAAAGCAGCATTGCATCCATTACAGAGGATTCCTCTCACTTTCAAAGTAGTGTGATTATGGTCTATTGACCAATCCCACCCCCACCGCCCCCGTGAAGTAGAACCACACCCTAAGTTAGCACATTTTCTTCCCTGTAATTCAAACATTTCCTTTACTTTTTCTGGAGTTAACTTATATTGCCTTTTTAAAACGGAACGTCGGCGTATAAGCTTGTCTTTTTCTGTGTTATTTTTTCTCCACCGACGAGTTTTAGCTGCAACCTTTTCAGGATTAGCAAGCCTCCACTTTTCAACAATATTTCGGCGACATATCTTACACCGCCTTCTCTTTCCTCCCGTTAAATTGTCTTCGGTTAACGGATGACCATATTTGCAGGTTAACCGAGAATTTATATACTTTTTACCTTTTCTACAGTTAGCATATTGGGCTAACCGCTGTTTTTGTTCTGCTGTTCTCTCATAAACCCCTGTAGGCATAATCAACCCCCTCTCTTTCTGATATAGGGGCTGATAGTCATTTTAATGAAAATAACCAACCCAATCACTAAAGGCTATTTGACATTGGGGGCCTCCATTTCGCACTCTCCCGGACCGGGCTGTTGCGGACGGGGTGGTAACGTGGCATAGGGATAATGGTCATGACCATCCCTGCCCGTTTTGGGGTTAAAGTCCCGGTGGATGTCTTTGCGCTTCCACCACCATGGAGCATCCTTGGCTATGCCGATATGCCATCTGCCGGTGTTATCCTCCACGCACGTACCAGGGGTGGGAATGTTGCCTTCTCGATGGTCTTGCATCTTTACCAACCCATCCTCCAAGTACACATCAAAGCGGAGACCGCAGATACAGCAATCGAAATCCCTAGTCTCCCTTTGGAAATAGAGACTCTGGAACTGGTGACATTAAGGGCACTCAATTAGTCCAAAGTCTCCGTCCCGATTAACCACGTACACTGTGCGAGACCACTGGACTTTGTTGCCGGAATAGAGTCCTTCACCGATGAGGATTTCCGGGCTGAATCCAAGACCAATAGACAGGTCAGAGTTGGTGTGCTGCCATTCTCCATCCAGAGATAGCAACCTACCATCTGAACCAATTTCATCCCACCGGGCCTCATAGTTCAACACGACGCTCCCGAGTTTCTTGCGCCGGTCCCGGAGTTTCCACTTGGTGTACTTGTCGGCTGCCCACATGTACCAGACCATCGGACTAAGATGGTAAGTCCAGTAGCGATGCAGTCCTTTCCAAAACCCGAACCGCTGGATGGCGTAAATGAGATACCACTCCTTGAGCCTCTTTCCCATGCCCCTCTCCTGTTCTTTAATACTCGAAATACTTGGCGGTTCGTGATTGTAAGTCTCTTGCCCACTCATATTTTTCCAATGCCTTACTGGGGTCCTTTTTTGTACACTCACAGGTTATAACCTGCATAACCTTGATGTTTCTCCGCTGCTGTTCCATGGACTCCTCACCCTGAATCTCATTGTCGTACATCAACAACAGCCGCTTCACCCCAAGGATACGAAGGTAGGCAATGTGGTTCTTTCCTACCTTCTTGGTGAGGGGAGACATTATGGGAAAGCTCGGGCAAATCAGGCGCATTGCCAACAGGTCAAACGGGCCTTCCACGCACATAACCGACTGGGTCTCAATGATTTGCCTGATAGTCTCAGGGTCATTACCCAACCAGTTTGGACCAATGTACTTTTCCTTATCCCCGACATACTGGTACTTCCCATCCACACTCCACAGGGCGCTTCCCTCTAACGGTTTGGTTTGCGCACGGGGGTAGGTACCATCAGCGGAGCGCATGGGGAAGATAAACGCCGGGCCGGGGATAATGAGTTTGGGGATGTAGAGACACCCCAGTCGGGTTACAACATCCCTAAAGCGACCCTCGTATATGGGAAGAGATTCCTCCCAGTGGCGCTCCTGTATAATTTTCTGAATGGTCGTCGCTTCGAGAGTCTTATCCGGGTACTTCTCTACGAGACGCTGATAGATGAGCTTGGTCTCGGCAATAATCCGGGGGACATCGGTGCGGAACCAATCATTTTGCATCTTTCATCTCTTCCAACAATCCAGTAAACTCCACAAATTGTGCCTCAGCCTCCGGGTCATCGGGCGGACACAGGCTGCACACCAGCTTGGGGTAAGAACGCATCGTGCCGTTGTAGCACACGTGGGTCTTCCCTTTAATATACTGCATCAGCAGTTGAATCTTCGGATTGTTAGACGGCAGGGCTGCCATTTTCCGCCTTACTCTGGATGATGGCTTCGGGAACCGCAGCCGGGATATCAAACTGACCGAGGACCCACATGAACGCCACGATGTCCCGATAGTCCTGCAAGAGTACCTCCGGGTCCCTCAGTCCCCGGTTAAACTGCTCCACAAGCTCCTGTTTGGTGTATACCGGTGTAAACCCCTTGGGGTTTTTGCAGAACTCAGGGTTGGTGGAGCCGCATACGACGCACCCTACAACTTTTCTTCCCACTATCTTAGCGTTCTTGCAGTTGTAAGGGCAGGGCTTGAGGTTCCTGAGAATGAAACGGCGTCGGTACCGGCGCACCAAGTTTTGCAACCGGACGAGAATCTCCGACACGGATTTGAGTTTGACCGTGTTCATCTCACCCCTTTAATTTTTTTATTCCAAGGGGTACGTCCTAATGCCTTTTTTCTTATTTTTTCTTTGGTAGCAAGAGAATGAGGTTCTTTTTTAACTCCAGTATGAGAAAGACTCATTTTTTTACGAACGCTGAGTGAATGATGCTTTCCAAACATTGGGTTATTTTGACCCGATAGAGACTCACTCATTTGCTGACGAGTTTCGGGGGTGAAAACAAACCGCTTTCTCGCTTTACTCATCTTCAATCTTGTAGATTGAGTTGGAGTTCCTCCTTCTCCACCTAGAGTCAAGTTGTATCCATATTTTGGTTCATGGCTGCGATATTTAGTGATGAAATATCTTTCTTGTTCGGATAAATCTTCTTTCGATGATGCCCAAGAAGACAAAACGTGTATACTAAAAGCCCCTTCTCCGTATTTTCGGATGGCTGCACCTATAGCACACGGCCTTCCTTTTCTAGCGGCATATAAGTGCATTTTCCACCTTTGAAGAAGGGAGTTACGCACCCACTTTCCGATATATACCTTATTGTTCGTTTTGTTGAGAATCAGATAAATCAGCATGTTGAACCAATTGAAGAATGGGTGTTTCTTCCGAGGATGATACCCTATAAATGCGTGTTGCAGCCTCAGCTAGTTTATCTTGCCCCGTTATGGCTAAGATTGTAAACCCAAAATCATTAGCTAGGGTATGCAAAATTTTAGACATTCGGGATAAGTTCTTGCTCCCGTTTATGTTATTGAAAGACTCATCAAGAAAAATGGCTTTTGCGAGCTTAAACCTTTTACACATTATCACTCGCAAAAAAAAGGCGCATACGTTCTGCACCCCCCCGCCGAAGGTCGTCATGATGGGACCCACCGTCTCTCCCTGCTTGCACAGGAGACGGTAGTTGTACCCCCGAGCAGTCTCCTTCTTTTCCACAACGAAGGAGATAGGCTCGGGTTCATCCTTGAATACCTGTTGGAGTCCAGCGGTAACGATGGACTCAATCTTGGTGATACCGTTGGCGCTCACCACCTCTATGCATTTGTCGATAAGACCCAGTGCCTTCTGGAGGTCCAGTTTCTCCTCTTCAATGCGCTTAATCTTGTCGTTGAGTCGGGAGATGTTAGACTGCTCATAGATGAGTTGCTGCTCAAGGCGCTTGGCACCGGAGCGGAAAGTAGTGATGCGGTTGATGATGACGTAATCCACTATTTCTTCCTTTTGAGAAGTTCTTTCAGGCGGAAGTTGCGGCGATACAGTTTCTCCGCTTCTCCCTTAAAGTAGGCGATTTTAGAGGAAAGTTCCTTGTAACTATCGTTGTCGCAAGGAACATATCCGCCCGCATAAATAGCTGCCCGCCGAACCGGCCATCGGTCGATGCAGGTGATATCGAGTTTGATGGTGAAGTCCCGGTACCCATGACGAAAAAGAAAGTCACGGAGAACTTCCATCTCCTGACCGCCCACGATGTCAATCTCCACCCACATCCCATGTCCGCATGAGCAAACGGTATTCCAGCCATTGTCCCGAAGAAGCTTCACCAACTTGCGGATGGGTGCCTCAATGCCCTCGTAGAACTCGTTAAGCTTTCGGGGCATCAACGACCGCTGCGGTGGGGGCTGCTTCCTTGACCGGGACTTGCTTGTTGCGGAAAGTGAGGATGTCATAACTTCCCGATACCAGCCCGGAGGGATATAAGGCAAAAAGCTTCTCTCCCTCCAAGGACCGCTTATTGAGGTGGTCTTTGAGCAGGCGGCTTTGCACCGTCTCAAAGTTGAATATCTGTACCTGCTTGGTTGCTGCCATGTGGCTCCTTAGTCTGTTGCTGCCAACAGAGGCATACTCTCAATCCGCTCGCTCGGGTGCAGCTTCCGCTCAGCCTTCTTCATGGCGAGCTTGAATGTAGCGGCATGTACCTTGAACGAATCGTAATTGAATCCCCACCGTTTGTGCTCGGTGTTGACCTTGTAGATTCTCACTTGTCTCATGATGCTGCTCCTATTTTCAACTTTCCGGTCTCATGCTCTTTAATACTCACCTTTGACCACCTTATTTTACTTATATTGGACATTCTAACGCTACGCTGAGGGTCAGCCCTTTTGATTTTAATCATTTTATCACGGAAATCGGGGTCAGCCCACAATCTTTTTCTACATGCACTAAGTTTAGCACGACTCTCGGGACTAAATTTTCTCCCTCTATTAGATTCAACTATCTTGGCACGAACTTGAGGCTTATTCATGGCCCTTTTAGTTATTTCGGAGTGTTGAATATGATACTGGGGGCTAGACCATACTTCGTTTATATGGGAAGCTGCTTTAGCTTTAGCTTCTGGAGAATGCATCACCTTGACTTGGTTGGTATAAAATCTAGGGTTAGACCACATCTTTTTACTGGCTTTAGATTTGTTAATGGAGGTGCCGGAACTGTTCATAGCACTCTGAATTGATTTAATTGTTTTAGAACGGAATTCTAGATTAGACCACCTTTCCTTAGAAGCTTTACCAATCTTAATACGAGCCTCGGGAGAGTGCGGTACATTACACCCGTCTCCTCCAAGGGAGATATTGTATCCAATTTCTGGATTACGAGAATCAAAAGCATATATTAAAGCCTTCTCCCATAAGCAAAGTTGATAATTGGTGGTGAGGCAAGAAATGAGGGGGCGGATAGACCAAACCCGAGAGGGATAGTTAGCCATCGCATTAAACAAGTAAGACCGTCCCCGATAAGTCCCTTTCAGGGCATCCCTAATTTTTCGTTTAAGGTATAAGTCTAGATTAGATGTAACCGTTTTACCAATGTAAATCTTCTTGGTCTCACTATTTGTTATGACATATACGAACATAACTATCCCCCATTAAGTGATTTGGATAGTTAAGGAATGACACGAACATCAATTTCAAAGTTCCCCCTACTTATCCGCATTGCAGCGGGGCCGGACAGCGGGGTGATGCTCTGAAATACCGCATCCTTGTCGGCTGATTGTGATAATGCCGAAACCAATAATTCGGCGGTGCTGCCGGATGTAGCAAACTTCGCCCATTCGGAAGCCTGTGGACCAAGGTTAAGGGTTGCCTCATTGCCGTACTTGTCCCGGCAGGATAACCCTTTCGTAGGACTGAACTCCACCCGGCTGGACTTCTCACACAGGAGAACGATGCTCTTCAAGGCGCTGACGAGCCGGGCGGCATCCACTGTGGCAAAAACCGTTCCCGGCACGTTGAATATCTGGCGCATCGGGTCTAGGGAAGTGTGCGAGGAAAAGCACCCCACCATTCCATCCTTGTGGGCTACCCAATAGCCGTTTTCACTGAGAGTGAGAGCATCCGCCACGCCGCCGCTGACAAAGCTGAGAAACGACTTCCTCGGTTGAAGGGTGATATTCCTTATGGAGTCGGGAACTTGCCATTTAACTACGCCCGCCTGCGTGCCGAGATACAGTTTGCCGTCACCCAGTGAGGGCTGACCGGAAAGCTCGGGGAGAGCCTCTACATCAATCCCGGAAAACACAATGGGGTCTAGGCGCTCTTTGGCCGGTTCACCGATAGAGTGATATTTGATGCCGGTACTGACTTCCCGGACGGTGTGAACGTGCATGAAGTTCCGGTAAGGGCCGTCCACGGACTCGATACAGACAATGCCCATGGCGTCTACCGACATCTCAAGGCTGTCCGCCGAGGCTCGCAGGCAATCCTGCAAGTGGCTATAAGAAACGAAATGACGGACACCCACGGGATTGAAACCCTTGGTTTGAATGAAGCTGAGAGAGCTTGACCGATAGAACACGGGGGCTTTGCCAGCGGGAATTTGTACTGCCATGTAGGCGCATACGCTGCTGTCAAGAACACTTGACATCTTGAAAACGGAGGCAAGACTGGACTTCTTTACCATGTAACCTCTTCCCCTAAATAGGCTTGGGTCGCCTGTAGATATGGAGACTGCGTTTCAAGCCTGACTGGCTGCAAGGGTTTGCCGAAGGTCATCAAAATCAACCACAAATCTCCGCTAAACAGGATGCGTAGCCGTTCCCGCCAACTCAGTCTCCATCGGGTAAAAACGTAGGGGTCGGCAACGACAGCCGGGAGGGGGATGTATTGCGGCTGGTCTTTTGCAATGACGACTTCTTTGTCCCCAAACAGACAGATGTCAGGCAGAATGGGTGATACGGGCAGAACGGGTGAGACAGGCTGCATACTCCCTCCGTTGAATAATACTCAGATTTATATGGAAATTGCTTCAACGTTGGAAAATCCCGAGCTTCCATCGGAGGAAAGGGTCTGGACTCGGAAGGTATAGGTATGTCCCTTGGACAAACTTACGACGATGCTTTCAATGGAGCCATTATTGACCGTAGAAGCCACTTGCCATGTTGCCCCGCCGTCAATGCTGGACTCAACAAGGTACCCACTGGCGAGGTCCGGTCGGAATGCACTCCAGCTTATCTCCACCTGTTCCAGATTGGATTGAAGTGGATTCGGCCCCTTGTCAACGGGGGGGAAGAGCGTGGGCGACAGGGGCGCACCAGCATAAGTGCTTTCCGGCTCGAACAAGATTTCACCGCTGGTCACCTGCTGATTGATGAGCTTGGTCTTGTCCCATGTGCCGATGATGGCATTCTGAGAAAGGTCGATGAGTGTTTCGTAGGTCAGCCCGCTATTAGTTACAGACCCGAGAAAAATCTGGCCGGAGCGGGTGTTTTCCACATTGGCGAGCCGGACAAATTGAATGTTGTTGGCACCGTAGAGAAGCTGGGAGGTCGTACTGATTTCCAACACCGCCTGCGGAACCAAGTCAGTGGTGCGTACCTGTAAGAGCAAGCAGCCATCCGGCCCAGAGAGAACCAAGACCCGATTGCCGCCATAGCTCACTGTGGTGAATATTTGGGTAAAGCTCAAACTGGATATAGACGAGAGATTCAGAGATATATCCGGGTTATCCGAGGTGAGGGGAAGGTCCGGGAGGAAACGGTAAAGGTATCCGTTGCTCGCCAGCATCAGGGTATAATCCTCCTCGGTATGAACCGCATCCAGAACCGTGGGGAGTACTGGTGGAGACGACACGGTGTTCTGCGGCGGCAGGAGCTTGCGGAAGACACTGGACGGCGGGCTATTTAGGTAAAGGAAGACAAGCACTGAATAGGGGGAGATGTATACCAACCGGTCTTGCCCCTGCGTGGGCGGGCTGATGACCTGTAGTACCGATACCCGCTTGACGCCGGATAGGTCACTGTAGATGCTCGATATATCCAAGGCTCCCCACTCCATAGGCGGGCTGGGTGCGGTCACATTCCGGTCAGCGATATTTCCCCACCACACGGACCGGCTAAGGCTCAGACTGTCGGTGGGAGAAAAATCGTAGGAGTCAATGGGGATAGCGACGAAAGCTGTTACCGGTGGGTTGACTCCATCGTTTACAACCAAGCTCCACTCAATCGTTTCCCCCTCCACGAGTGCTCCGTTAGTCTCAAAGGTCAGAACCGGGGTATCAGTTCCGGTTGCCTGCAACAGTGTTCCTACCGGCTCCGTCCAAGTGTAGGTAGTGAGGTCATCTGCATCCGTATCTCCCGTGATAACCGGAGCGACCACCACCGTAAAGTTCCTGTGTCCAACAAGGCCCACGGGCATGGTAATGACCGGCGTCGGGTTGAAAGGAACCACTAATCCTGCGGGAGGAGAAGTGATGGAATCAATCACCACATATTGAGGCTTCGTGATGGCAAACCCCGTATCCGCAGTGAATCCATAATCTCCCTGCACGGTGGGGATTGAGAAGGTCACTGTACCAGTGAACTGCAACCCCGGAGGAGAAAGGAGGGTACCGTCAGAAGTTACGGTTACTGTAGCGTTGTTGAACTGGGGGGCGATGTGCAGGCCGTAAAGTAAAATTTCTTCCCCGGCTGTGACCGTATTCAAGGAGTCCACTTGCACCGTGATAGTGTTGGTTCCCTGCACATACTGAATCCCCAAAACATGCATGGGTGGGTGATTGGGAGTAACACCTGTGTAGTCTACAGCAACAACCGCCACACCGATGGGGACAGTCGCTCCCCCAATGGTTCTGTCAACAAAAAGTTCAGCGGTGGTGCCCGAGTTACTCGGGGTGAGGGAGACATAGGGAGCATCCCCCGTGGGAACTTGCAAAGACCACGTGAACTGAATGGTGTCTCCCGTGTCCGGGTCATAAGTCCCACTGGTATCCAAAAGGAAGGGGTTGCCTCGGAGCACTGTTCCACTCAAAGGAGTCAATTCCACGGTGGGTGGAACATTGAAGTGGGAAACATAGTACGGGGTTGACTGTAGGGGTGGAGACCCGGAGAATCCTGTATTCGCCTCTCCAATCACCGCCCACAAGCTTTCATCGTCAACAACAAACTTAGTGCCTCGCAGCCACGTAAGGCTGAGGGCGGCGTATGTGGCGGGACTGATAAGCCCCAGTGTAACGGGGTTAACTTCTGCCGTGTAGAAAGGCCAAGCCACGGAGGTGATACCCCAGTGAGCAGTATCCTGCGGCGGAGGAAGCAACGGGGTCCAATTGGTGGTATCAGTGACCGGAGAAGCTGCGGAGTAACCCCCCAGATTGAGATAATAGACGGGGATTTGTACCGTCTGCCCGGCGAGGTAACTCAGGAGGGGATTCCACGGAGCGGCGATGCTGACCGCCGTGGTCACTTCCCAGTTAGCACTGAGATTAAGAGGAAGGGCATTCTCAATCAGGGTAGACCCATCACTGCCCGGAGCCAGAGTAGCGGTAACCGAAATTCCTTTTACCACTACCGGGAATTGAGCGATAGCAGCGGAGAGAGTGATTTCCCCATTGATGATGATGGTATTTCCCGACACCACCACAGGACCAACGGCGGTTGTGTCAAAGGCAACCTGAATAGCGCTTCCTGCTGAGCCACTCACTTGGGCGGTGAAAATGATTCCCTGTGTATTTAATGTAGCCTGTGTATCCAACGAGGGTGGTAAGTTCTCGGGGTTTCCCACAACATGATTGAGAGCCACATAAAACACAGGAACCGCTGAGATATCGTTTAGTTTGTAGGTCAGCGTAGAAGACCACTGTCCCCGATTGACCATGGGGATTAGGCAGAGATAGTCGGTGCCATTGTACACCACCCGGTCATTGACGGCGTAGCTGTCCTGCCACTGGGGAATAATTGTGAGATTTGAATATGACCATCCTCCCCGCTGATTGTAGACCGGGGAAAGGAGGTAGGAGATGCTCGTTCCCTGTGTTGAAGACACGGATAGAGCCGCTTGCATTGCGGAGCCGCCCAACGTAGAGCCGGAACTGGTTGTCCAGTTCCAAGCCGGGGGAGAATCGGCAAGGGTGCTATAGCCGATGAGGATGTTGCCTACGATGGTGTTGGTTTGAACCCCTTGGGTAAAGAAGACTAATGAGGCGGTACGGTTGCCGTCCACGGGGAACACAGTCAGCCGGTTATCTGTGTAGCGCCCGGTGAATGTGGTGAGAACCTCGGTGCTTCCCCAGACAGTACCGGGCGGAGAGAAAGAGACCACCCCATCAATCTCATTGATGGAGAAAATCTGGTCTTGAAATGTCACGTTCTTAGGGTGACTCTCGTAATAGACCTCCACCGTAGTTCCATCCTGACAAACAGCGGATGTGGAACCGAACACCGGTCCACTGCGGGCGGGAGCGGATGCCAGCGCCACGGGTGGTACGGCTATGGTATCATTGGTTTCAAGCTGGAAACCCAGCAAAGAGTTCCCCGGCAACCATGTGGCAAATCCCGACTCATAGGCCGGGGGACTGATGGATTGGGAATAATCCGGGTATAGTACGTTGGCAGTAAAACTGAGAGAGTTGGAACCGGTGACAGTGACGCTGGTCCCGTTAAGGAATTGGGCAAGCTGCAATCCTGAGAAGGAGACGGGCATTCCCGCTTGAAACAGGTTGTATCCGATGACCGTAAGTACGCCGCCACTTATGGAAATGTTGGTAATTTGACAAACCGTGGGAATCTGGTCTACCGCCACGGGATTGACCACCGCCGCAACCACAAATGACCCGGAGGACAGGGAACAAACATCATAGCCCTCTCGAACTGTGGAAGCTGTAGAGAGAACATGAGGCCCCGTAAGCGTATAGGGAGGGCTGCCTTGGGTGTCGAAGGTAAACTTGATAAGGTCTACCGGAAAAACCTGAGAGGTGGATAGCGACTCAGGAGAAGAGTAGCTGCTCCGGTTATCCTGTGTCCCGATGATGTGGATATACTGGCTACCGTCATAGGCAATGACCGGGTCGAAGGATTCATTGAGGTTGGGAAAGACGTATTCCGCTACCTGTGTGAAGCTCCATCCCGGACCGGGGTCCGGGGGGATAGCATTGGAGCGAAGAATTACAAAGGAGTTGGTTGCCGGGCGGACCTGACTGACCACAAAGAGAGTTCCACTCACGTCTACAAAGGCGGCATTTCCTTCGTAGAGTTCGGGGGACCAAGTCGTGGTATCAAGCAGTGTCTTCATCTAAGCCGCCGCAATTATAAATTTCTTTCTATATTGAAAATGAAAAATAGTCCGAATTTGTTCTAAAAACTCCTGCTGTGAACGGTCAGATTTCATCTCATTACAAGTCTTACAGCAGGGAACGACGTTGTCTTGGGTATACCCACGACTGCTGTCGATACGGTCGATACCGTTGTATCTAAACTCAGAGTGTGCGGGCAAGACACTGGTTAACCTTTGTTGTGGTGCTCTGCCACAGTAAAAGCAGTTAGATATAATCAACCCAGCAAATTGCTCTTTAGTTAGGATGAACTCCCTTTGTACCTTCTTTGCTTTCCCCTTATAAGAACCAAACAAATAAGTAGTTGGACTTGAGTCTTTATAGGATTTTAGACATCCACAACTATGCAGTCCCTCTCTCAATAGATGGTTAGTTTTAGTAATAAATTCTCCTTTACATTTCCTCCCTCCGCCATCACACCGACATAACCAAAGAACATGGGATACTCTTCCAGATTTACATTGGTATATCTTGGAACCCACTCGACGAAGAACAACCACACTCCCGAAAACCCTTCCGGTTAAATCAGTGTAAGTACCCGTTGACATAATTATCCTTGACCCGAACCCTCCGGCCCTTGTTCAGGCTCCTCATCCACTTCGTCAAGCTGCAATCCCTTGATGACCCGCTTGACGACATCGGACCGCTCCATGACTACTTGCCCGACGGAGTTGTAAATGTTGCTCAGCAACTCATTAAACTTAGCGTCATTTACACCGTACAAGTCTTCTTCCAATTTACGTTTGGCGTCCTCGGGGTCAATCTCCAAAAACTCCAAGATAATACTAACAGGAATACTACCTTTGGAATAAAGATTGTATAGCATATCATAAACGTCCCCGGAGTCACGTAAAGCAAGCCTAGAGAACGATACCTTGGGATATATCCAGCGAGGCTTATCCCACTTATCCAACTCGTAAAAACCACGTTTCATTGCAACCGGTCGGAAGATACCGTTTTCAATGATATCCGCCAACACGTCACGGAACTGGAGGTAACTGGTTTCGATAAGCTGCAACTGGACTTTGTTGCCGGAATAGAGTCCTTCACCGATGAGGATTTCCGGGCTGAATCCAAGACCAATAGACAGGTCAGAGTTGGTGTGCTGCCATTCTCCATCCAGAGATAGCAACCTACCATCTGA